CGATAGCGTTGCAGGCCAGTTGTACTACGTTTGGGGCGCACAAGTTGAAGCAGGAGCCTACGCAACATCCTACATACCAACCCTTGCAGCATCCGCAACTCGTGGGGCAGAAAAGGTGGCAAAAACTGGTATTACGAGTTTAATCGGACAAACAGAGGGAACTATTTATTTTGAGATAAATAAGACCGCACGTACCGACAGCGAGTACCGTTTTAATCTTTCAGACGGCTCAAGCGATAACTGGATATTTTTAGGAATTGAAGCTACCAACGTACCACGTTTTTACGTGCGTGCTGCGGCCTCGACTGGAGTAGATTTTAGCGGTAGCGCATTAAGCAGCGGAACGCATAAAGTTGCAGCGGCATATAAACAAAACGACTTTGTTTTGTATGTTGACGGAATGCAAGTAGGAAGCGATACCAGCGGTAACGTAGGCGCAACTTCACAGCTGCATTTTGGCGGTAATTATATTGACCAAGTAGCAGAAACCGACAGCCGCACAGCCCAAGCCCTCCTATTCAAGACCCGTTTAACAAACGCCGAAATGCAGGAGTTGACTACTTTGTGATATGGCAATAGTGTACCTACATAGGAAACCCGTAGATGGTTCTATTTTTTATGTCGGAATCGGCAATAATAAAAAAAGGGCTTATCACTGCACTGGCAGAAATGCACACTGGACAAATGCCTACAACAAGTATGGGCGTAATGTTCAGATTGTTGCTTCTGATATTTCAAGAGAAGATGCGTGTGAGTTAGAGCAGTTCTTAATTCAAGAAATAGGAATTGAAAATCTTTGCAACAAAACTTTGGGCGGCGATGGGTTTATGTCAACACACACCGACGAAACAAAAGCAAGGATGAGCGAAGCTCAAAAGGGCAAATGGCTTGGTAAGAAACGAAACGAAAACTTTTGCCAAAGGGTTAAAGAATCAAAAGTTGGATACAGGCCAACTGATGAGGCAATCTTGAATGGTGTTAAGGCAAGAAAAGATAAAGCTGCTATAATCAAGGAACTTACTACGGGATTCGTTGGTAAGATTTGGGAGGTGGCCGAACGCTTTGATATTCAGAAACAAGCAGTATATGCAAACTGTAAACACGACAAACCCATAACAAAGTTCAAGTGGGAGGGTCTTAATTTTGTAAAACTATGATATTCCGTAAGTACGCCTTTGCTGACTGGGCAACATCCAAAGCAGCAATCCAAAAAGAAGTAACAACACCAGAAGGAACAGAACTCGTCTGGAATCAAGACCTCGTTTCTTGCGTAGTGGAAATAGGCCACCTATGTACGCAATGGGGAACCGATGCCGAGGGTATGCAAGTATGCGAAGCAACAGACCCACTATACGCCGTTGACATCGTATGGCAGGATACGGCTCTTGCTGCTTACGAATCAGCGTTGGTATGGCCTAACCCCGTCGGTGTAAACTCTTTTGGTTATACGTTAGATACCGAATACGCCCAAGCGTTTTGTGTTGCGAATCCCGGTGCCGAGTATTGTCAACCCCCAGCACCAATCGAAGAATGAAAACAGATAGCACAAGTGCCGTAGCGACAAGTTGGAGTTTAGCCGTTGGTGGATTAACGATTGCCGAGGTGCATCAGATAGCGGGGTTGTTCGTAATGCTGACCTCTTTCGTGTACACGTTGTGGCGTTGGAACCGAGATATTCGTAATGATAAATAGAATCTTTGCAAATCCAAAAACGACCGTTATAGGGCTTATCTTAATTTCATTCGGGGGTATCCTCGTTTGGTTTGAGAAAGCTTCCCTAACGGAGTTTAGTGCGTTTATTATGGGTGGGTTTGCGTTAATGATGAGTAAAGATGGCGAAGCAGCAGGAGATTCAAAAAATCAAGAAGTCCAAAAGAAAACTCGGACGGCACACAAAAAGCCAAAACAAAAAGTCGACGAGTAAGCCGTATCGAGGCCAAGGGCGGTAATTCGGAATTTTTCCGAGTTAACGTGCAATAACTTGCACTTAAAGGGACAAAATACTATACTTATGCTACTTTCAAGGAACTTTACGCTTGCAGAACTTACGGATACCGATACCGGATTGCCTAACAATCCAAGCCAAGACGAAATCCGCAATCTAAAACTATTGGTACAGAAAGTCCTGCAACCGGTACGGGATAAGTTCGGGGTAATAAACGTAACGAGTGGTTTCCGTTCACCAGGGGTAAACTCTGCCGTTGGCGGTAGCGCAACATCCGACCACGTACACGGTAGAGCTGCGGATATTCAATGCGAGGATATGGCTGCGGTATTTAAGTACATACGCAAGAATCTGCCGTTTAAGCAACTTATTTGGGAATTTGGTACCGATGCTCAACCGAAGTGGATTCACGTTGCCTACGACGCTAATAACAACAAAGGAGAAGTATTAAAAGCAATCAAGAAAGGTGGAAAAACAAAATACGTCCAATTTTAACGACTGGTTAAATGAGCTTGAAGAAATTCCCACACCCCCTAGTTGTAGCATTGATAATCCTGATTGCGAGTCTTGTTCTGGGTAGTTGCTCTGCTGAATACCATTTGCGCCAAGCCGTAAAGAAAGGTGCTAATGTTTGGCAAACGAAGTGGGATACCACAATCGTAACCAAGGAACGTAACTTATGGGATACGCTCACGCTTAACAATGTAGATACCGTAGTTGTCCAAAAGGACAACATTCGGATTAAGATTGTTAGAAACTTTGATACCATCCGATTGCAAGCAACGTGCTTGCCGGATACGGTGCAAGTAACCAAGTATATTAACACCAAGATTGCGACCAAGGGAAAAGGTGATTGGGAGAAATACTTGATGCTATTTGCAGTTGGTATGCTGATTATAGTCCTAATAAGGCAATAGAGGTGCTTTTCCTGCGTTCTAACGCATTATCTATCTAAATTGGATAGATTGTACCACTTGACTAATAAAATGCGTGTAAACGCAAATTTTCTTTTATTTTTAATTTTAACTCTAGTTAGTTAGTTAACTTGATAGTTAGTTAGTTATTTAAGTTATATAGTTAGTTAGTTAACTTAACTAACTTGTAAAAAATAAACATTGGGCGCATACGCCCGACAAATGTTGAAAACTTTTTAGTTATATACATTGGTTACACCTATCGTTTTCTTTTTTAGGTTTGCAATATGGCAACAGAAAGAAACGACCGACGCAAGAAGTATCTTGCAATGGAATTGAAACAGATTCCCAATGACTACACCAACGCATTCCTTAACCACTTCGGATTCTGCGACTACCCCAGAAGCGAAAACGAATCCGCAGCTGTTAGAAAATACAACACCTGGGAACAAGGAAAAAAAACCTTTAACCAATGAGCATCAAGGATTCCACCAAGTGTTTCTCTACTGGGACGCCTGAATACTACATTGGCAAGTTCAAAGGCATCGAGGCGTTTGACGTGGTGCAGGACTTTGCCCACGATAATTACAACCTCGGCGTAGCAATCGCCTACCTGCTTCGTGCTGGAAAGAAGGATGGCAACCCTGCCGAGCAAGATATTACCAAAGCAATAATCCACCTACAACGTGAACTCCAACAACTCGAAGATTATGCCGTATTATACCAATCCCGAAGTCAAGAACCGGATAGATATGATTCTGTCGGAGGTTGCGATTCTTTTCGCTAATTGCGATGACCAAAGCCGTGCCTACGCCAAGGAGCAGGAACAAACCCTCCTCAAAGAAGTCCACAAGCTCGACCCGGCCTTTGCAGCCCGTTGCGGATATAGAGATTAAGGTTGTACTGTCCAAGGTTCCATCCCTTAATCAGTTCTACGCTTCCAAGCATTGGATAGTACGCAAGAAAGCCAAGGACAAGTTTACGGAGGAAGTGCTTACGCAATTAGCAGCATACGATAAAACACGCTTCCGAACGATAACGGCTACCCTACGCCACAACTACGGATACGATAACGATAACTGCATTATGGCGATTAAGTTTGCCTTGGATGCGTTACGCAAGTGGGGAGGCATCGAGGACGATAATACCAACTTTGTAACTAAAATCACTATAAGCCGAGACCACGATATAACAAAGAATACCGGCCAAGTAATTTTTTTTGGCAAAGGTGTTGTATGTTAATTTTTTTGCGTATGTTTGCCTTGTCTAACACCTAAAACAAATCCTATGGACTACGGACAAAGAACAAACTGGTCGCAAGAATCGGCTCAACAAATGGTTGAGTTTCTACAACATCGAGTTGAGGCGATGGCATCCCGGATGCAATTCCTCGAAGCAGAAAACGAAGTATTAAAACAAACCCTATTAAACGAATTACACAATGCCTAAAATCACAAGCATCACCCCGAACGGCCAATGGCAAGAGTTCTACAAATTGGATATCCGTTTTGATAACGGCGATTTCGGAACAGCATTCGCCAAGTCCCAAACCCCTTCCTACAAAGTAGGCGACGAGGTTGAGTACACCAAAAACGAGAAAGGCACTATCAAGATTCAGCGTGGCGATAAACCCGCTTGGACGCCTTCCGCACCAAAGGCCAACGATGACCGTTCGGCGTCTATCATTCGCCAAGTAGCGTTGAAGTCGGCTGTTGAGATGAGTGCCGCTTACGTTGCACAAGGCGCAACAATCGCCCCCGAAAAAATCTTTGAGTTGGCAGAGAAGTTTAACGCTTGGATGAGTGGAGCCAACGGTTCTACCCACCAAGAACACTTTGCCCCTCGTGTAGAAGAATCCAGTCCGTTTTAGGTGTTTCATAATGACTGGTTTTTAGCCCCTCTCCGGAGGGGCTTTTTTTTGCCCAATGTTTTTTTGTATTGATTTTTTGTTTACGTTTGCCCTATGAAACACCCTGACCTAATTCCTAACGAAAAGGTATTGCCGTTCTTGGAAAGAGCAAGAGGCGGCAAATACTACGACACCGGTAAACTCGGCCACCCGGCAATAGATGAGTTCCTGCGATTCAAGGACGGCGAGTTTGTAGTTGTAACTGGCCACGCCAACGTGGGCAAGACGCATACGCTGATTTACTTGATGCTGATGCAAACAATGAATTACGATAAGAAGTGGCTTATCTATTCCTCGGAGAACGAGGTTCACTCGTTGAAGCGTAAGCTGATGGAGTTCCTTTCTTGCGAGCCTATCCAGAACGTAACCGAGGCAAAGATGTACCGCCACCTTGATTACATTGACGAACACTTTAGATTTATAGACAGCAACAACCTTTACAACGCATTCGACCTGCTTCGGGTAATGGAGGAAATCCTCGAAGAATGGCAGTACACCGGTTGTTTAATCGACCCGTACAATTCCCTTACCACAGACCAAAAGAAACTTGGGAAAACTGGGATGCACGAATACCATTACGAGGTAGCTTCTGCCGTGCGAATCTTCGCCCACAAGAACGCCGTTACAACAATCGTTAACACGCACCCGGTTACGGAAGCAATGCGCCGCACGCACCCTAACGGGCATACATACGCAGGGCTTCCAACCCCACCAATGACCTCGGATATTGAGGGCGGCGGTAAATGGGGCAACCGTGCCGATTCGGTTGTTATCATTCACCGCTACGCACAGCACTTAACTGACTGGGTATTTACCGAGATTCACGTACGCAAAACAAAAGAGATGGAAACGGGTGGAAGGCCAACGCCTTTGTCCGAACCCATCCGCATCCGTTCAATGAAAGGCAATGTTGGATTTACATATAACAACCTTAACTTGCTCGATGTTCAAGCACCTATTCAAACAATAATTTATAGCGATGACCCATTTTAGTCAAGATTCTTGGGAGATTTATATGCGGGATAAAATCCTGCAAGTAAGCGACGTTGTTCGGTGGTTAAACGAGATGGCTTTGGCCAACCCAAACGAAAGGCACGTAGTCGACTATATGTTATCCGTATGGCGTGCAACGCAAATGCTGGAGGATATGGTAGATATGAAGCGGCACTTGGACAAGCGTATTAACGAGGCACGGGTAGAAAATGCCCGCTTGCTTATTCAGAATCGGGAACGTGCTATTGAGATTGATGAGCTAAAAAAAGAGCTTTTACAAATCAAAGAAAACCTTACGCTATGATTATTCCGGTTCCCTTCTCACCGAACGAGGTCTTTGCAATCAATGGCAAAAAGTTTTTAGTATTGGACTATTGGCGACCCGTGAGCTGGAAGCAATGGAGTGCGTGGTATTTAATCGAGGACGAACACGGTAAGCAATACGAAGTGCCGTACTTCCATATTTTAATTCAAAAAGAAAGAGGCAACGCTAAATACGTTGGAACCAAAAGATGACCTACAAACAATTCTGCCAAAATATCGGCTACAAGGATAATGGCCGCCGAGATTGGAATAACGTAAAAATCCGAACCGCATACGCAAAGGCATTCCGACCGTTCTTTACCTTGGAGCAACTGGGCAATCAAATGGGCAAGTCCCACGCCACGATTATCCATTACCTAAAATTGAAGTTCCCACGGGACAAGTTCTACGAATCAGCATACGATATAGCAGAAAAATTACGAGGTGATATTCCAGAACCTGAAGAAGACGAGGAAGCGGTAATGGTTACGAAGGTTATCAATTACGATTATTTGCTTGAGCAGAATGCTAAACTCGTACCACAAGTAAAGGAACTTGAAGCGAAGTTGGCAACGCTTAAACAATTTGTAAATGGGGTTTAGTATGAATTTTTACCCGTTGTACGGGTTTCTGCTGGGGCTAACTGGAGCAAGACCGAGTTTGAAGATTGCGACGTACATACGTTGGAGATTTGCCTTGGCCTTATATTAGTCGAAGTTTTATGGGAATCCTACCCCGATTAGCAAAGCGGCACGACGATTGGCTGCGAATGGCAAAGTCCTTCGGTCTTGACCGGGACGATGCCCACGACCTCGTACAAGATATGTACTTGCGTCTGCATCAGTACGTGGACAATCCCGAAAAGCTCGAATACGGAGACGACGACGTTAACACGTTTTTCGTTTATATTACCCTGCGGAATATGTACCTGCGGGAGATGACTAACCGAGCAAGAATCAAGTTCGTATCAATCGAGGAGTTCGACGACAAGGAGGAGATTTACAACATTGAATCCGACCAAGCCCTAACCCTACTTTTGGAAGCTGTAAACGATGAAGTATCTAAATGGGATTGGTACGATAACAAGCTCTTTACTATTTACCATAACGGGGACGTATCGCTTCGCAAGTTATCCGAGGCAACAAAGATTTCACTTCGTTCAATTTACAATACTTTGAAAAATGGCAGAGACCGAATCAAAACCAGCTGCGACCAAGAGTACCAAACGTGGGCGGAAGCCAAAGGGTCTCGGTGACCGTATCGAGCAGATAACCGAGGCCACCGGTATCAAGGCGGTAGTCGATTGGTTTGCGGAAGCAACCGGAGTAGACTGCGGATGCGAAGCCCGCAAGGAAAAGTTAAACCGGTTATTCCCAAGCAAGAATCCTAAATGCTTGGAGGAACCGGAATACAAATGGCTCGACCAATTCTACAAGGAATACAAAAGCACCTTGTCGGCAGAGCAAACCAAGGAAATAGCAACAATCCACGCACGAGTATTTAACCACCAATACCACGTTCCTTGCGGATGCAACCCGAAGCTTTGGAAGCAATGGGTAGAGGAGTTGCGTTCCGTATATACTGCCTATGAATCATTCGGGTAAATACGGCGAAGCACTCTGGAAGGCGTATCTTGAAACAAAGGGATACGATGTTGAGGATGCCCCGAATTACAAGTTCTACGACTGGGACTTGCGAGCAACAAAGCGGGAAGCAGACCAAGATACAAACTTCCAGCCCGTATATACCTTTGAGGTTAAGTACGACGAAAAGGCGTATTGGTGGGCAAATAAACGTGGAACCCCAGAGAATCCGAATCTTTATATTGAATACCGAAACACAAACAGAAACGAAGATTCGGGTATTTTAATGAGCAAGGCGGACTTCTACGTTTATATTATCAAGGCACAAACCGATATTGCTTATTTATTTAATACCGACAAACTACGAACGCACCTAACAAGTGCCAGTTACAAAAGCGTTGGGAATAGCGCAACCGGAGACGATAACGCTATGGGGTGGATTCCACCGCTTGCTGTTCTTATGCAAACCAATTCATTCATTAAACAAATAGAGCTTTATGCCCTTACCTAAACCAAAATCCGGAGAAAAACAAAAGGAGTTTATTCAGCGTTGCGTTACGGATAACACAATGGCCAAGGAATTTCCCCAACGAGACCAAAGGGTAGCGGTATGCTATCAGCAATGGAAAGAAAAGTAGAGCTTCGGCTCTATTTTTTTTGTCTTAATGTTTGGTGTATTGTTTTTTTTTATATGTTTGTCGAAACAAACACCTAAAACAATGAAAAACAAACTGCAAGACCTCATCATTAACATAACCGTTCCGCTTGCGTGGTTCGCTATTGCATCCGTTGCAATCTTCGTTATGTTTCTTTTCCCACAACTTTTATGGAATTTGTTATGCAAGTAACATACGTTGACCTGATGGATGCTGCGGCAGACCAAGGAGTAGGCCCAGAGGATAACTTCGATACCGTAACTGCTTTCTACGAGGCGTTTGCTGCTTGGGCAGGGTTCAAGAACGTAGAGGAGTTCTACGATTGGCGGTTAGAGCTTGACGGCGCATACGAGCGTGGCGAAGATGGCGTTAAATTCTACGGCGGGTTCATTCAACAGCCAAGGGAAATCGACTTCCCAGACGGGTTTGATATTGCGCCTTTGTACTTACGTGCGGAGTACCGTGCAGAAAACCTTGCGTGGTGAAGCCGGGTGATATTGTGCTTGTCCGGGACTACGTGGACGAGCAATGGGAGCAAGCAAGATTCGTTTGCTACAACGAAAGTTTTACTTACCCGTACCGGGTGGTTGGCGTAAACGAGGAGGTTCCCTCGACGATTGACGATACCAGCGGATTTATTTACTGCAAATGAGACGGATATTCAAAGAACTTGTTACCCGTGAATGCACGGATTGCAAGGAGGTAGTTGATGCAAAGTACTTCACGCATTGCAAACGCACAAACAAGAACGAGGTGGTGTACTACCAAAGGGCAGATTGCAAGTTCTGCCGTGCCAAAAAAGAACGTGAACGTAGAGCAAGAAACAAATGAAAATTATTGAACTATTGGACGGTAGCACCTGGGATAGGGCTACCATTCTTGAAAAGATGCAGGACGATTCGTTTTACTACGGGCATCTTGCAAAAAACGCATTATCCTCCTCGGCTTGTAAGCTCTTGCTTTCCTCGCCTAAAACGTACCATTACGTTACGAAATACGGCCAAGACGAATCCGATGCTTTCACGGTAGGGCGATTGGTTCACCTAATGGCTTTGGAGCCGCACCGGGTAGCCGAGTACGACATTATCGACGTGCAGAGCAAGAATACGAATATGTGGAAGGATGCCAAAGCAAGAGGCGGACAAATCATAACCAAGAAGGAATACAACGAAGCCCGCAGGATTGCCGATGCCTTACTACGCAACGAACACGTCTTGGGCTACATTCAAGGTTGCGAGTTCGAGGTTCCTGCTGTTGGTGTTATTGAGGGGTTGCCCTTCCGAGCAAAGGCGGATATTTTAGGTAACAACTTTATTGCTGACCTTAAAACCACAACCGACCTCCGTGCGTTTCCTTACTCCGCAAAGAAGTACGGCTACGACTTGCAGGCGTTCATTTACACCCGCCTCTTTGGAGTACCGATTGACAAGTTCATCTTCATCGCCATCGACAAGGCGTCCCTTGATATTGGAATCTACACCGTCTCTACCGAGTTCGTGGCGGAAGGTGAGCGCAAAGCGCACGAGGCGATTGAATTGTACAAGGAGTTCTTTATGGGAAATGACAACCCAGAGCTTGACAACTATACTATCATCGGTCAACTTTGATATTGACAAGGGGAAGCCGAAAACCTTTTAGAGTAGGCAACTAATAAATTTCGTATTATGAACGAAATAAAAATTGGTGAGGCAAAAATGATTCAAGCAAAAGAATTGTGCTTCACGCTTGGAAACCGTGAGGTCTACGATTCTCACATTGGAAAGTTTGAAACCCTGCTTACAGAGTACGGTTTTATGGACGCCTTGAAAGTTGTTCCCGGAGACGGGTGCTACCAGATTGTAGAAGGCCAACACCGCTTTGAGGCGGGCAAGCGTCTTGGAATGAATGAATTTCCTTGCTACGTTATTGATTGGTTAGATGGCTGCGATGATGACGAAATACAAAATATCATTATATCGCTAAATGCCAACAACAAGGTCTGGACTATTTACGACTTTGTAAAGAGTTTTGCTGACCGTGGAAGCGACGAGTACAAGAAACTAAAAGAGCGGATGATTCAATACCGGGATACGTTATCTAATGGTGTTGTAGCGTCTTGTC